ACTTGAAGAATGACTTAGTAAAAGGTTTAGAGTAGTAATAAACTTCTCCGACAGTGAACCCATTATTTAAATACGTAATGTTCCAGTTACCGATTGTGTTCGCGGTAATAGGTTGTGTATCATCATAAAAATAAAACTCGTAGTTAATTGCGGTATCTTCGTTAGGATATGGTTTTTGAGCAAATCTAGCAACTTCAAAGTCCGCTGCCGGTCCTATAACTTGATTTAAAACCTCTGTTTGATATGTATCTATACTGTCGTCATTACCCATAAAGTCCCACTGCATATTAATTGGAACATTTATAAATTGATCAAGATCAGTTTTTAATATTTTTACTTTATTCGCATTCATCAGCAATAGGGTCTGCAATTGTTGTTATGTTCGCAGGAACTGCTCCGTCTACCGCGTAGTCATTTGGAACATTGAAGTATTCAGGGGTTATTCTAAATATGGTGTTTTTATATGGGTAATGTGCGTTATTCAAAAACGCATAATCAACTCCCAACCCATCGGTATCAATAAACCCATATGGATATCGGTCTCTCCATCTAAAAAGAGCCGCCATTGTTGAGTAATAAGCATAATCAGGTATTCCAACAACATTCGATGAACTTCCTTCCTCAACATAATCAGAGTATTGAGCAATTTGAACCATACTATGTGGTTGATAAAAATAACCAGGTTCATTACTATCCGCAATAGTCTTGGTATCTAACTTAAAGAACGTTTGATTATATTTTATTTTATGTTGGTATATTGATATTACTCTTTCAAGTTGATCATAATTATTCCATTCACAAAAATCACCGTCTATCGTATCTCCTGATTGTAACAGATTATTATAATAAAATGGTCCATATCCAGGTGTGTTATACGATAGTTGAGGTATATTTACATTTGAATTTACATTCGACGCATCCCACCAAGTTTGGGGTTTTTTATCTTGTAAAAAAGTATTAAAATACCACCCTTGTTTTAACCCTTTAGTCCATCCAAAATATCCCCTCCACAATGTAGTAAAAAATAGTTCACTCAAAGGTCTTCCTTGATTATCTCTTAACCCATCAATATTTATATCACAATTAAATGATAAGTTATAAGATCTATTACCTTCTTTAGTTGATACTCTGTTTCTATTATCAGGAGTTAATACATCTATCTCACATTTTTTCTTATCTCCGTAAATATTTCTCTCAAATCCCGCATTGGTTAATACTGTACACTCAGGATTTGTAATAATTCTGTGTTGTCTAATATAATATTCACTTATTGTGTCGGCAGAGTTTGCGGCATTAATTACCCTTTTGAAAGTTCCTTGATTATTTGTTTGGAAAGTTGTGCCAGTGTAACCTACGTTTGCAATATTAAAAATGTAATTTTCAGATCCTGATCCTGTACTTCCTAAACTACTTACTTGGAACATTTGTTCTCCATTATAGTTAGTTGATAATAAAACAAATTCACCTGCATTTAAACCGTGTTCAACTGGGCATCTAAATGAAATAAAATTATTACTTAATTCACTTCCGGCAATTATATAATATGGAATACCTTGTGATGCAACCCAAGACCAAGTCAATGATGTTTTTGGTTCTACAGTAAAAAGAGTTTTATTATAAATGTTTTTGTAAGCATAACTAATATAATGACTCCAATTGTAAGTTGTTGCACTTACGTTTTTAAATGTGACGTGATTATTTGGTGGTTGAGTATACCCAACGACATCATTATCAGTCCTTATAAAATCAAATTCAAAATATTGAGGAAACCCATCCCAAGGTATACTTTGATTAGTAGGTGGGTTAGGGATCGCACCATTTTGATTCGCATTTCCAGATGGGTAATATTGCTGAGCGTTACCTATAGGATTTGTATAATATAGATTGTTCCTAAACGGTGGATAAGAAGTTGATCCTGATAAGGCATTTTCAAATAAGATTGTAAATTTACTTACAGGTCTAAAAATTGTAGACGCTTGTCTCTCCTCATCAAAAACAGTTATTAAACTTAAGTCAACACTTCTATCGTATTCAACCAAATCTTTACTTGTTTGTGCAAATGGTATGTTTAAAGATTGGTCAACTCTTGGGGCCGATTTAAATCTTTCCGTAGATAAAATTATTCTATTAGTTGGGTCTACCGTCATTATTCCTCAGATGTTGCTACATATAGTTTATAGAATCTATCTAAAGCTGTCTTACCATTATTTAAACCAAAGTAAAAATGATAAGGTGCTCCAACAACAATTGCTTCTGTTTTTATGTTACTGTTGATTGGTTGACCGTGATTTACTCCGACAACGTTAGGTGTTGGTTTACCAGTGCTATCAACGTTTGAAATGTACCCTAATTGTACAGTTGAGGTTTTATATTTCTCTTCGTTTGTAACAAAATCTAAATCTTGGTATTTTTTGTAAAAGAATCCTGTTTGATAACCTGAATCAGTATACCAGTTATTGTCTTCCGAACCAAAAATATTTACTCCTGGCCCATCTCCTGCTCTTATACTCCATTTGTAATAAGGTACGACTTGAGATTTAGGATAACCAAAATCATTTTCAATCAAAGGTGTATAACTGTATGTTTCAATACCAGGTGATTCTATTTTTCTATATCTTAAACCTTCTTCTGTTGTTTGGAAGAATAATCCCATAACAGGTTTAACATCCTCAGAATTTGATGGTGCCGTTGCGGGATAGTAATTATCACCGAAGAATATGTAATCGTTTGGATCTATATTGTTTGCTGGATCTGAAGGTAAATTTTCAGTTATGAAAGGTGATACTTTCCATTCTGAGTTGATTGATAACATTTGAGCCCAATCTCCGTCAATTCTATACCCACCTCTTGTACTATTGAAGAATTGCTCGATCCCTTTACCTTCGGTGCTATTTTGACCTGAGGTAATTGGGAGTATTCGTTGTCTAACTCCTTGATTTAAAATTCTTGATAGGAATCCAAGTTGTATAATATCGGCATTATCTTGGTATGAAGAACTTTTTATTTGATCAGCATAATAAGATCCAAATCCACTATCTCCGGCACTACAACAAACCTGATTAATAAAATAATCTCTTGGGCCCAAATCAACAACGGTTGTTGGAAACTGAATTTGTTTTTCATTATATCCGAATCCAGGAAATTCTAAAAAAGAACTTGGTATTAATGGGTTTTGCGTTGGTGGATTTTTACCAATAAATTGTTGTGTCGATTCTCTCCAAGGTGATGATCTATAATAAAAATTATTCGTTAAATCATTAAATACAACCACATTATCACAAAAAGCGTATGGTGTTTTTTGAGAATCCTGTGGGAATCTAAGAGCTTTGTTAAAGTTAAACATATATAATACCCCGTTGATCCAATTGTTTTGGAATACTTGGGCAAATACTCCCCTACAAGCTGCGAAGTTCATTGTAAACCTAACTTTCCATTCCAAAAATAAATCAGCGTCATTACGATACTCTTTAACATATTTCTTATTCAAAAGACAATAACAACCATTTATCATTCTATTTTCAGGAACTGAACAAGAACCGGCAGGAACAACTCCAACATCAACTCCTGAACCTGAGTAACAAGCTAGAGGTACCATTCCTTCACAACTTAATGTAGAAGTTAAAGCCCCTGTTGTTGTATCATCATCAAATGAATCTCCGTTTGGTAAATCCCCTCCCGCAGTAATTGTTGGTGGAGATAACACACCATTAGCAGTGTAAACTGCGAAATTGTCATTTTGATGTAAAGCAAAACCAGTTTGTGTTCCACCACCATTTTGTGTTCTAGTAGATGTTGGTAATCTATCACTTCTCATAACAATTCTATTTGAGTTAGAAAAGTTAACTGGTGTTGTCAATTGTCTATAATATGCTGGAGAATATACCGAAGTTAACTCACCACCTGCAGATAAGAATGAACCAGAATTGGTATTGTAATATTGACCTTTTTGACAATCTTGATCACATCCAGCACCACTACCTGCGGTTGTTAGGAACCAAGGGAATCCATTAGGTGCGTTTGTACCATTACTCCATCTTATATAAGATCCCCCAACGACATATGTCGTCCCATTAGAAATTGGTGGAAGGTAGTTTGGAAGATTTTCACCATTTACAATAGTCGTTATTTGATTATTGGTCGATCCGGCATTAGTATCCCAAAGCGGTTGTGGTACTGGTAAATATCCCGAAGAAATACTATCATCAGTTGATAAATAATAATATGGTAGAGAAGATGAAAATCCACTATATTGTGTTGGGTCAATGGTAAATGAATAAGAAGGAAAGTATAAATTAGTCGCGTTATTTGTAATTGTATTATGTGATGCAGGTTTAAACCCTGTTGACTGTGGCTGAATAGGTACGTTTAAATAATATGAACCTTCTACTGTTATTGTATTATTTAAAGTCCCATATCCAAATATTTTAGATAAATCATATTTTATAGTTTGTTTTGGGGAAAAAGGATCAACACCTCTAACGAATACGCATATTTCATAATTTTCTGAATTAGACATATAGGTTATCACGTTTGTTATAAATTTTTGATCGAATGATCCAATACAATTAGGTACTTGATATCCAACGTCGTGACCTAAATAAGCTACAGGGAAAGATCCTGAAGTGTTAGAATCTATAGTATAAAATTCACCTACAGTGATTCCTGTAATAAGTTGGAAATACTCTACGTCGGTCGCGTACTGCAAGTAAGCCTGCTCTTCATTTGGATTACCTAAAACTGGTAATTGACTTACTTGTGGGTTATCTAAAACAACAGTTGCAAAAGAAGGACCTGACGTTGGTGTTGCCGGATTAGCATAGGTTACTTGGACTGATGTTTGACCGGTAATTGTAGTACCAGTCACCGCGTTATTACTAAACTGATTAAATGTTGCTCCTGTCAAGTTTTTGAGTCTATCGTCACCTGTCTGTATAAAATTAGGGTCTTGAAATAAACAAAGATTTCCAACTCCTATTGATCCTGCGGTTCCTGAATTCATTAAAACAACTACAACTTGATCTAAGAATGGGGTTGATCCTGAAGTAGGGTTAACAGTTGTTCTAATTTGGTTGATACCACCGGCGTTATTAAAGTATTTATCTCTCGTGTTAAATTCATTTAATTTTTGAGAAAATGTTACGGAATTAGGATATGCGAAAAATCTCCAATCTGGTATACCTGCAGTTTCTTTTTTTGCTGACCAAAGGAAGGGTTGTGGTGCGTGAAGTAAATATGTTTCGGGATTTATATATTTGTTAGGGTCAGTAGAGGATAGAACATCATATCCTGAGATCATTCTTGTGAAATCTAACGCCGCTCTAATTCCAACCTCAGATGTAATATCATCATTACCAATTAAAGTTTGTAAAGTTTTAAAATACCCACCAGGACCAGGACAATTGAAAGGGTCATTTTGATCGTCGTCCTGTAACAAATTTGGGTGTTGTATTGCGTAAGATCCAGGTGAGTTTACAGGTGCAATAACGCTATTAGGTTGTGAAACTGTGAGTTCATAACTTAAACCACCAGCTGGACTATCTAAATCGTTTTGTGCTGCTTGGATTTCAGCTTGGATTGTGTTCTCATCGAAGTCATCATCTAAACTGGCATTCCCACATTGACAATCACAACTTGTACAGTCAGAATAAGATATCATTGGTAATCCAATTCTTGGGAAGTTATCAACTTTTCCGTCATTTAAACTGTCTATTAAGAAATTTGTATAAAATGCCGTGAAAACCACACCAGCGGCTATTAACGCTAAAGATTTAATTGCCTGTGCAATAATTTGTAGGATTGTACCTATTGAGATTACAGGTCCTCCAATAGGCGCAAAATCACCCAAACTTGTAATATAATATACTAAATCAACGGCTGAAGATACTCCTTGATATACAATATATGGTCCTAAAAATAATAACAAATATTTTAGTACGGGCCAAAGAAGAGCAATTAAGTGAGCAACAAATAAAATAACCAATATTGGAAATGTCAAAATATTGATCAATATATTAAATACAAAAAATATTGGGTCAAAATTTCTGATAATATCATTAACAGGAAATGTATTAACTGTTGATTTACAACTTCTGTTATCAATTTCTTTAATACCTAAATGTTTTGCCCTACCAAAACCATTTTTATACCTATCTAAGAACATTGCTGTTGTATAGACTTTATTGTACTGAAACTCGTAAAAAGTATCTTCACAATCTATAGCCTCCTGAGGATTAACATAATCATCCCAATCTGTACTGAATGCATATGACCGATATAAATCAAATAGTGGCCCAGGATAAGTCTTAAACGTCACTTCTTGAGGTTGCGTATTATCTACAGGGTTTGCAACTATTTGAAATGTGTCACCTGGATTAATCTCAATTGAATTTAAAGTTCCAATATATGGTGATCCGTTTATATAAATTATGTAAGACTCAATGTTACCATTAGTTTCAGGATCACCAAATCCTTGTGCATTTGCAAAATTCACAGTAGAACCTGAAATTACACCAGCATTTAAAGTATAAGTGTATGTATTAGTTAAATTGTCAATTGGGTCAGTACCAGAACTTGTCCAACCATATTCTTTAACATTAGGTACCAAAAAATTTGCTCGCTGAAAACTATTTTGTAATCCTTCTTCGTTTTGCCATCTGAATCTAAATCTATATTTACCTTTGGTTGGTATCCCCTTTGATGGATCGTTGGATAATACTTGTTCACCAAACTCATTAGTAAAAACATAATCCAAATTCATAGGTACATTAACTAAGAAAGCACCATCAGGGTCTATAACTTTACCACCTTCATCAAATTCATATAATTCAAGAATTGGTAAACCTTGATCGTCCGAATTAATTGTTTGTCTAATTGCCTGTATCTCACCAGGTCCTGCAATTAATTCACAAAGATTACCTGTATTATTTTTTGGTTTACAACTGATTTTTAACGCATCATCATCTGTATTTGAGATGATTGAACCCATAAATACTGAAGAAGGTTGTAGTCTAACGTTCGCTTGTTTAGATAGATCAAAGTCCACCCTAGTAATTCCAACTTGACATAAATCATCATCTCCCCAAAATGGAGATACATCAACATCAAATACCAAATTTTTAATTTGTGGTAGTTCTCTAAGATTCGTTGAACTTTTGAATCTTGATCCATTAACTTGGGATTCAGTCGCTAACCCTTGTTGGATGAGGTCTTGGGGTGAAAGTGAAAAACATCCAATATCAGAAAGATCAATATCCATTACTATGGTTTGATTTCCAACAGGAACTCCAAAAATCATAAAGTCACCACTTTCATTTGTTTTGACAGTAAATCTATAGTATTTATCATACACCTCAATGTATGATTCATCCATTAATACGTCAGAAATGTTAGGAAACGAACCTGTTGACTGATGTCCATCATAAGATGGTAGTTTAGGAAGTAAGTTGTATCTATATCCTTCTTCATTTGTATCTGTAATTGTTCTATACGGATATAGTTCTGAAATTACAGGGTTTGCTAAGTCAGCTTCATCTAATGGTACAAAGACCGAAACTCTTGCGTTCGGTAAACCAAAACCATTATTTACGAATACTCTTCCAACCACAACTCCATAATCGGAACACATTCTTGTGTATACATCATTAGCAAGTATCTTCATAGATAATACTTCTAATGATTCCCAATCTTGTTCTAAATTGACGTTGATATACTTATCAACACCAACTTCGGTTCTAACTCTATATGATTTTGGCATTAAAAAATCGTTTTTTTCATAAATAGTTTATTTCCTATTTTAGAAAAAATAATCTTGTTTTATGAAAAATAAATCCCTACGAAAAGTTTACGGATTTTAAGTTAAGAACTCTAATATTAATATCCTTATTTGGATATCTAATTTGGTAAATTTGGGTTGGTGTTGCGAATATAGTATCGGCTGTTGGTTGTATCTGTCTTGTCACAGGATCGGAGTATGGCATAGATGTTTGTGCCGATGAATATTGTCCTCCAACCTGATTAAAAAATGCGATATCCGATACACTAACAATTCCATTTTCAGATTGGATTAATCTTCTTAATTCCGATATATTAACATTTTGACCTAACTCTCTAACCAAAGGGTTGAAGAAATTACTTACGATTTCAATAGTTTTAGATATAATCGCTCCTTGGTTTTGACTGTTATCTAACACAACATCTACTGTTACCGACAAGTCAATCGTTTCAGCCGCTTCAACTGAAATATAATCATTTATCATTCTATAATTAGAAAGATAATTTGCGACATTTTGTTTGAGTGTGTTCGAAACAACATTACTTAAACTTCCATTAGTGTCATAAGATAACATTTTAATTCTTATCTTGTTATTCTCTTCTGTGATAGCAACTTTTGCTGGTGCACCAAATTGAGACGGCATTGTTCTAATTAATGAATTATAATCATTAACTGTTACCGCTCTATTTTGTGCCGCGAAATTGAATGAGACCATATTTCTAACGTCTTCAGTGGTTGGTATATTAGCACCACCTATAGCGGCAGTTACGTTATTACATTGTAAGCTATTAATAACACTTCTATTAACAGAATCTGAAGGTCCATTAACCGCAAATGAAACGGTACCAATTTGATTAATTGTATTTATACCTAAGTTACTAGATAACCCCCCACCAATTCTATACTGTACAAATAATGTAGTGTTTGGTGTAAGTGCCGCACCCATAGCGTAGTTATTAGTATATCTACTTAAATCAAATCCTTTACCATCACGAGCAAATTCTCTTAATTGTTCTTCTGCTGAAATATTACCACCACCAAAAGTCATTTTACAAAAACCTTCAGGTGTATATTCAGATATGAACTTATTTGATGTAGTAATGTATCTACCAACTTTAATACCTGGTTGGTCCGATACTTTTGTTGGATCTTCAACGAATACCCTATCTTGTACTAAAGCATCTACCTCATACCATCTATCAGGTCCTAAAGATAAAAAATCTTGTGGATTAGGTATTGTAGAATATTGGGTACCTGATTTAAGTAAGACACTTGTTATACCTAAAACGTTTTTTTCAGGTAAAAATAATTCTAAATACGGTTTTACATCGTTTGGTGTGATAACTCTTTTGAATACTTTAGTAATTCCATTAACAACAACTTCTCTTTTTACTATGGTATAATTAATTAGTTTACCACTTGAGTCGAAATTTGGAACCTTTAACCTGTTTGGTGATCCTTCTGCATTTACAGGAGATTGGAAATCAATATCGTAAACTGTTTCGAAGGGTTGTCCTGCACCATTTACCTGAGATCCTCTTCTTAAGACACCACAATATCTTAAGTCTTCTCTATCTCCAAAAGCAGGAACTGTAATTGAGAAGTCGACTAATGCAACTGATGGTCTCTGACCAGGTATTTTTAAACCGTAAGTTCTTGCAATATTATAAACAGAATTTTTTTGTTGTGCAAATTGTAAAACCGTTTCTTGGATACTTCTATCTATCTGATAATTCAAGTTATCAGTTACAGCGGCATTTAAATCTAACATCACAGAAAATATACCTGCGTCGTTAAAGTTTTGGACTAAATCAGGATAGTAAGTTCTTGTAAAATTAATTAGTTCTGATCTTACCCCTTGAAAGTCCCTGACTGTATAGGATATTTTTTTCTCTGCCATATACTATTAAATATTGATAATTACAAAATCGCTCGATTCGAAGGCAGAATCAGTAATTCTGTAATCGATTTTAATTCTAGCTGTATGTTCAAGTTGTGAGATATTAGTCACTTTAAATTCTCTTTCACCATTTTGATTAACTGTGAATCCTTTATCTTCAAGTCCTACAGATGCAGGCTCCACTGTGATATTAGTGACTTGTAAATTAGGCATATAAGTTCTTATAGTATCTCTTATTTCGGATTCAATATCAGAAAATGTTGGTCCATCTAAAGGTTCAAATATATACTCATATAACCTTGTTCCAAAATCAGGTAAAAAGTATCTACTACCTTTTCTAGTTAATAAAAGATGAACTAAATTTGCTCTTGTTTCTCCTTCAGTGGTGTTTGTAACGTCTAAGTATCTACCAGTGAATGAATCAACAAAAGGAAAAGAAATACCGTATGTAATACCATTTGCCATATCCAATAAATATATGTCGTAATTATTTCTAATAAATAGATATAAAATAAAAATCCCGACATAATGTCGGGATTAATGTTGTGATTAAGATGAACATCCAAAACATTCAAAATCTGAATTTTCAGGTTTTGGTGGTAAGTTTAGATTACTGTACTCAACTTTTGGTGGTTCAGGCGTTACTTTTGGTTTCTGTTTTTTTGAAATGTCCATTGCCAAATGTTTTGCCCCTGTTGAAATTGCCTTGGTTCTAACATAATAACAAAGTGTTTTCAAACCTCTTTCCCAAGAGTGGAAGTGTGATGAAGTGATCTTTGATAATGTTGGGTTAGACATATAGATATTCATTGATTGTGACTGATCGATGAATGGCGCTCTATCTGAAGCCATATCAATAAGTTGTTTTTGTGAAATTTCCCAAATTGTTTTATACTTAGGTATCAAATGTTCAATTCGTTTAACTTTCTTATTGTAATTTTTATCTTCAGGATCTAAGTAGTTGTTGAAATTAATATTTTGAATCGATCCTTCATTCATAATAATTTCATTTTTTAAGTCCTCAGACCAAATACCAATCTTTTCAAAATCATTGATTAAATATTTGTTGACAATCATAATTTCACCACCAACAACTCTTCTGTTAAAAATCGCAGAATGTGCAGGTTCTGTCATTTCATAAGATCCTGTGATCTTAGCCGAAGATGCCACTGGCATTTGTGCGGTAAATAATGAATTACAAACACCGTGAGATTTAACATTCTCTTTTAACTTATTCCAATCCCACATTCCTGAAAGTTGTGTTTCATCAACGTTCCACATATCAAATTGGAATACTCCTTGTGACATTGGTGACCCTTCAAAATGTGAATATGGTTTATAATCACCGTTTATACATAATTGGTTACTTTCGTAGATAGCGGCATAATAGATAGTTTCAAAGATATCTCTATTTAATTTCTTAGCCTCTTCAGATGTAAAGATATAATCCATCAAATAGAATACGTCCGCCAAACCTTGAGTTCCAATTGCAATTGCTCTTTGTTCTAATCCACCTTTTCTACCTTTTTCAGTTGAGTAGTTGTTAATATCAACAACTTTGTTGAGTGATCTCACAACTTTTCTAACTTCAGTGAATAGAAGTTCAAAATCAAACTTTCCTGACTTAATAAAGTTTTTTAATACCATAGATGATAAGGTACAGATCGCTGTTGTTTCTTCATCAGTGTACTGATAAATCTCATTACAAAGATTTGATTGCTTAATCACACCAATGTTTTGGTGATTGGTTTTCCTATTTGCATTGTCTTTAGAACATAAGTAAGGGACACCAGTCTCAACTTGAGATTCAATAACTTTGGTCCAAATGTCTTGAGCTTTAACTTTCTTACCAAGACCCATAGATACCGCTTGGTTATACACTTCTTCGTATTCATCACCATAACATTCTTGTAATGGTTTTAGTCCAGCTTTCTTGATATCATTAGGACAGAACAAATACCAATCAGTATTTTCTCTTACCGCTCTCATAAAATTATCAGGAATCCAAAGTGCTGTAAATAAATCACGAGCTCTTAATTCTTCAGCACCTGTATTCTTTTTAATATCTAATAAATCAAAGATATCTTTGTGCCAAGGCTCAAGATAAATCGCCGCTGAACCTGGTCTACGTCCTTGTTGGTTGAAGAACCTAAGTGATTCGTTTACAATCTTAAGATATTTCAATAACCCACCTGCATATCCACCTGAACTAGAAATTCTACTTTCTTTACTACGGATGTTAGACATAGAAAGTCCAATACCTGCGGCGTCTGATGAGAATGTAGAGATATCAGTTAAAGTATCTAACAAACCTTTTCTTGAGTCCGCATCATTATAATGAAGTACACAAGATGCCAATTGAGGAACTTTTGTACCTGAATTGATCATAATAGGTGTTGCCTTTGAGATCAATTGTTCAGATAAAGATTTGTAGTATTCAAACGCGTCTGTAATGTTTGAGGTAACCCATAATGCAACTCTCATATACATATGTTGTGGTCTTTCAATCACTTTACCATTTGGTCGTTTCAATAGATACATTTCTTGTAATGATCTCCAAGCGAAGTAATCAAAGTTGTAATCATTTTCGTGATTGATTACAGCGTCAATTGTATCTTCACCATACTCTTTAATGGTTTCAATAAGTTTCTCGTTGATAATCCCATCCTCATAAAGTTGCATCATAGTTTGTGAAAAACTTTCATTTGTTTCTTTATGATATGAAGAAATTGCAACCGATGCTGCTAATCTTGAGTAGTCGTGGTGACTACCAGTATAAGACGCTGCAATCTCGTAAACCAATTTGTCAAGTTCTTTTGTTGTTACCTCACCCTCAGTTGGTACTGAAGTGATAACTTTAATAAAGATCTCGTCTGAATTCACATTCAAACCTTTCGCAGATCGTTTTACTCTGTTGTAAATCTTTTGTGGATTAAATGAGACAACCTCACCACCTCGTTTAATAATTTTTAATGACATAATCTAATATTTAAAAGTCGTCTGTAAATGTTATTGTTTCATTCAGTTTTGCCTTCTGATACTCCATTGTTCTTGATTCAAAGAAGTTACCTTTAGTTTCAACCGCAATTTGTTCCATAAATTTGAATGGTTGTTCAACGTTAAATTCTTTACTACAACCCATTTTAACTAACAATCCGTCAACAACAAACTCAAGATATTGTTTCATTAAGTTTGAGTTCATACCGATCAAAGAAACAGGAAGTGATTCTGTAATGAACTCTTTCTCAATCTCAAGAGCCGATAATAGAATCTCTTTGATTCGTTTTTCAGAAGGTTTATTTTCTAAGTGATTATTCAATAAGTGAATTGCGAAATCACAATGTAAGTTCTCATCTTTAAAAATAAGTGAGTTGGCATTACATAAACCTTGCATAATTCCTCTTGATTTTAACCAGAAAATAGAACAGAATGAACCTGAGAAAAAGATACCTTCAACAGCGGCAAATGCAACTAATCTTTCTGCAAATGATGCCTTTTCAATCCATTCTAATGCCCACTTCGCTTTTTTCTGAACTGCCGGTAATCTATCGATCGCGTTGAAACATTCATCTTTTTCTTTTGGGTTGTTGATGTATGTATCGATCAATAATGAATACATAAGTGAGTGGATGTTTTCCATCGCTAATTGGAACCCGTAAAAGAACTTCGCTTCAGGATATTGTACTTCTCGGTAGAAGTTTTCTGCCAAGTTTTCATTCACAATTCCGTCTGATGCTGCGAAGAATGATAATACATTTTTAACGAAGTATTTCTCATTATCTGTTA